GTATTATGTGTATTAGCTATATGTTCTCCCAATACCGTACTACCAGTCCTAGGACTAGCAAATATAACTACAGGCCATTTAGATATTGTAATCATTTAAACCAAAATCCATATTTTTTCATCAAGTCTTTATAGAATTTGTTTTGATTTTCATATATCTGAGATCGTGTTATTATTCGATAAAACCAATCGGTTCCGTAGCCACCTAATTTGTAAAATATATAAAACTTTTTCATAAGCCAATTATATTTTTTAAGTTGCATAACATCTCTTTTTTGAAATTTTTCTTTGTGTACAACCAAACTTTGTGGCATTCGTGGTTTAGTGTAATCTGGCTTGTTTTCATCTTCGGCAACTCTACCTAAGAAATCAAGATTTGCTTGTGGGTAGCCTAGGCAAATACCAAATATAGGCATTACTCGTCGGGAAAGATTTAAAGGTTCTATTAAATCCATACTCTTAACACTACCACAATACATAGTACCCAACCCCATTGATTCGGCGGACAAACAAAATGTTTGAGCAGCCACAATAGTATCGCACATAGCCCTTACTTCGTGAGTAGCATGCCGAATAGCATCTCTTGCTAAATTTACTGTGTCTTGCGGATATATTGAATTTAATTCGGGGTTGGTTAACACTTCTTCTACGATGTTTAAATCAACACACCAAACTATAAATACATCACATTCCATTACAGCATTATAATTACTTTTGTCAGCGGCTCCAATATTCTTATCAATTCCGCCATGCTTGATAGTGCGATCCGCTAACCCCATATGGATACGATTCACATCACTAAAGAAAATTTCTTCTCTTTGTATTTTATCTTCAATAGTAATAGCACACCAAGTTTGAAACATAGAACTAGTAGGCGAGGATTGTGCCGCCGCAAATAGTTTTTCTAACAACGCAGGGTCTATTTTTTGATTGGTAAATCGCCTAACTGTTTTTCTTTTTATAATACCTTCAATAAATTCGTTTGTTGGGTAAGTATTATCGGGTATAGCTTTACCATACCTTTTTTGAAAATCAGAAAGCTCAGTTTCTAAAAAATCCAAGGGTTCATCCATAATATCTATTTACACACAATTGAATCAAAGGCTGTTAAAGCTTCGTTCCATGTTGTCCATGTTTCTTTGAATCGAACACTAAGTGAGTATCGAATTTTATTAGGACTATGGTAGGTAACTAGATGTGGTATATCAGTCCTTATTAATGTAGGTTGTGTTAATTCTACTTCTTCAAGTATAGTCGAACCTTCGATAAACCCCGGCATTCGACGATGTGGACCGTAGGATATTCCAGCTAACAAATCATACTGTCTTTGTTTTTGAATATATCCTAATGTATTTGGCTGAGGATAGTGTTCAGGCAATGATCCTGTATCTAACCAATAAAATTTATTTTTATTTTGATTTAGTTCCCAATTAACTCCGCAAACAATAGGCTTCCATTGGTTCTCGGATATTCTTGTAATATCGGAATGAGCTACAGAGTTTTTACCATCCTGGTCGCAAGAAAAATTATTTTGGCTAAACACGGCACAAAAAGTTGGGGTCAAATTTGCTTGATTTAAAATTTCTAAAACAATAGAGTTTAAAATTTCATTTGCATCATATGTGTCGTACCCTTGTATAACTATATTATCAAACATAGTGCCATCTTTTAAAGGCTGTGCTGGTAAATTTAAAAAACGATAATTATTCATCAATTAAGCCCTTGATGATTGAATAGGATAAAAATGTTTAACAATACTAATCAACTCCGCATAATTATAAGGCTTTGGAGTTAGTTTAAATTGGTCGTCAAAGTCGCTAATATCTTCGTAATATAAAGTTGTGTCAGCCTCAATGTTATCAATTACTTCATTGTTATGTTTGATAATTCGAATAGCCCTGCGGACTTTAGCTAAATCAATTTCTATATTGTCATTTACATTGAAGTTTAATACATTGTCTTCATTGTATTCCCAATAATTTCTTATAGATGCCACATAGCAACTAGCCACTTGCTCAATAACATCTCTTCTATATAATTTAATCTTATAAGTCCCAGCAGATAACATTTTTTTAATCATATATTCGGGATGTTGCGGCACTTCCCAATTAGGTTTAACTATAGTTTCGCCCATTACTTTTATTATATAATCATCAGTAGAATTAAAAACATTAGTAAATTCTGTCATTTGAGTTTGGTCAAGTACTGGCTCATTAAAATATTGTTTGGTAGGATTTTGTTTTTTTAGATAGTGAGCAAATGCGGTACTACCAGTTCTTGGACTAGTAAAGATTACTACCGGCCATTTAGGAATAACAATATCACTCATACGGATATTTATAAGTATAAATATTGCTCTATGTTAAATGCTATTAACTTTAAAGAGCTAGAAACTAAAGGATTTTTAGTAATACCAAATTTTTTAGATAGCAAAGTTTTATCTGAAATCAAAAAGAAATATTACGAACAACTAACAAAAACTCAATTATCAACAAATAGTAATTACGATATCATAACTGTTTATAATCAAATTGTTCCTGAGATATTACTACAAAATTTGCTAAACAAAATTAACCAGCAAACTAATATAACTGTAAATTTAATTAAACCAATTACAACATATTTTAGTAATCAACTGGCAGAGTTTGGGTGGCATCAAGATCACGAGCCTTACTATATGTGGCAAGACTCCTACAACGCAATAAACTGCTGGATTCCTATTATTAAATCTAGTTCTGCTGAATCAGGCCTTAGTATAATTCCGCAAGATAAATTAGAACAATGTTGCCCAGACATTTTTAAAGATTATATATGCGGCAAAGGCGCCAAAGTTTTTAATGTACAACCAACCGGTATTACTACTATGCGAGATGATTCTGAGGGAACTACTACTGCATTACCATTTGATATTAATACCATAGCAGAATCGCCTACTTTAAACGAAGGCGATTTACTTATACTTAGACAAGATATTTTTCATAAAACACAAGATGCAAATAAAGAAAGAGTTGCTATCTCTGTTAGATGTGTAAATAAAAATACCGTCCTAACTCGTGATAAGTTTTTAAGTGGATGTGATGTTAAACATAACATGATTAAAAATAATCCAATAGTATATGCTAAACTTACACAAAAATTTATAAATGAAAATGTTGAAACCATGCTGTTAGGAGAATTATGAATATCTACAAATATATAGATGTAGATCGACAAGATTATATCTCTAACAAAATTTACGAATATATTAGTAAGAATACTCTTATATTACAAAAACGCCATGTGTGGAACGATATCTCATTTAAAGTTTTATTAAGTTATGTTCCAGAACTTGCTATAGAATTAAAAAAAATAATACCTCATGACATAACTATGATTTCTGTAATTCACATGGATGGCGGAAAAGTTGGTGGCACTCATATTGATACTGGGCCGTATGATTATAGAGTACTTTGGCCCGTCAAAAACTGCCAAGGTAGTTATACAAAATTTTATGATTTAAATGGAAATACTGTTGAAGTAGGGTATGGCAAAAGCGGCGACAAATATCTAGCAGTAACAGAAGTCAATCCATTAATTGAAATTGAATCTATTGAATTAATTAAACCTGTTATTTTTAATACTAAAGTACCACACGCAGTTCATACTAATCCCAAATGCATTGAGCCAAGAATAACTATTACTATTGGATTCGGTAATTATCCGTTAGAATCGTTAGTAGTTTAAAGGGCCAACTTGTCCAGGCATCAACTCATATAACTGATTTTCTTTACCAATATATTGATTAAACAGTTTATTATCTATAAAATCAAATATTAAATGTATCCTAGGGGTGTCCCCTAAATTTTCTGCGTAATGCATTATTACATTGTTAAAAGACCACACTTCTCCTTGGTTTAAATGTTGTCTATCGTTGCCCGTTATCAGAAATGATTTAGGGTTAGTAAAAATTGGGACATGTACTCGTCTAGATAGCTGATGAAATAATCTTGGATCGATGTGTGCCCCTTGTTGCACAGTTGGTGGGCAATAACTAATCTCTCCTTTGATAAGTGTATGATCTGGCCATATTTTTTTAAGCGAGTCTATAATAGGGTAGGTTTTATTTTTTAAATCAATATCATCTAGATCATAATAAGTTTTATATAATTTGTTATATAAAGATACTTCACTAAATTCGTTATAAAATATAGTTTGGCATTGGTTAAAGTTAACATCCGCCGGGCGTTGAAGGTGAGGCTTAGTCCAGTCATGTCTTAGCATTAATTCTATTAATGTATATTCTACAAAAATAGTTCCGTGATAAACAAAAGATTCTTGCCTCATATCATTAAATGTTTAAATTTTATAACAGCTTGGTCCCAGGTAATATCAGTATTGTAACAGCGTAAACTAAACGCATATCTTCCTAGCCGGCCGGACGCTCTGTGTGGCATAGCCGCATTGGTCAAATAAGCGCCGGGCATTGTATTGTAAATTTTAATTGGAGATTTATTAGTGTTACATTCGCTACGTTTACTATCTATTTCATCATACTCCGCTTCTAATATTGTAACATCTTCTGGCAACCAATATTCCATTGCACCCCACCCATTGTGTATCCAATTGATACCCCACACTCCCGGACCGTCAATATGAATCATTCCTGTTTTATTAGGTTTATAAAAAAAATTAATAAAATCCCACTCAATACCTTCTAAATTTAGCCACTGAGGTTTAATCAACTCTTTAGGATGATGTTGACTATATAAAGATATATCTTTACCAATTAATAATTCTGCCTTGCCTTGGTCTGTAAGGATCTCGTCTAACGGCGGCAAATTTAATCGGTACATAAATTCTAACATAAAACTATTTATTAGCTAATAAATAGAGCTATGAAAGTATATAATTTTGTTAGCGTAGAAAATCAAGAGGTTATATCTAATAAATTGTACGATTATATTGTTAACCATACAAATATACTCGAAACCAAATATGATTGGAATACCTTAAAACTTGACGAAGTAAAAAAGCATGTTCCGGAACTGTTTAACGAATGTGCTAACTTAATTGCTCACCCAATTGATTTAATTTCGGTAATCCATCGATCTCCCGAAGATCAAGGTAAAATTCATATCGATGATGGACCTAGTGTCTATCGACTGTTATGGCCTGTTAAAAATTGTCAAGGTAGCTATACAAAATTTTTTGATATTGGCAATAATCAAGTAAAACTTTTACATAATCCTAATGGAAATAAATTTTTAAGCATAGAAAGAAAATATCCATTTACAGAAATAGCATCTGTAGAATTAACCAGGCCGCTGGTATTTAATACTAAAATAGCCCACGGTGTCTATCCAAATACTGATTGTAGTGGGCCTCGATTAAGTATTACTATTGGGTTTGGACAATATCCAATTGAAAATTATTTAATGTAATTTTTAAACAATTCTAATGCTTCTTGAAAAGTTGGGCGTTTTTTAGTGTCGCGGTCTTCAAATACAACACATACGCAAAACCTTTCAGCATTGCCATTGACTACTCTATGTGGTATTCCCACCTGCACTAAGCTAGGTTGGCCTACTGTTTGTAAATGTATTAAATCTACCTCAGTATCTTTATAATAAAGTGCATAAGAATTTATATCTGTAGTATGCGTTGTTTCACTTTTGATATAAGTTTTGTTAATTTTATACCATTTCATAATACTACCTTCACCACCGTAAATCCAATTTAGTTTAGAGTAATCGCCAACAATATCTAAGTCGCTGTGTATGTTACCAACTGCTAGGGGCTGACGGTGAAAAACTTCTATTAAACTAATATCTAAATTGCATTTATCAAGTAACAATTTTAATTCGTTATTAACTAATTCTTTGTCAATTTGAAAATGCCCTTTATCATATTGCTTTAAAAAACCAACTATATCTGATATAGAATCGGATAGCGGCATTGGCAAATTAAGGTCAACACAATAGTTGTTCATTTTAGTAGGTATTCTATATCTTCAACAAATCCCATAGTGAACGATATGCGTGGTCCTATTGGATTGTTACTTATTACCTGGTGCGGGCAATCATTTCTAAAGACTAATGCTCGGTCAAGATAATATTGATCTACTTGCGTACAAGTAGAAGGATCTAATTTTAATAAAGGAATACCATTGGGTTGTAAAACTTTAATTGGGGCACTACTAGTAACAAAAAATCTAGTTTCTGTATGCTCACAATTTAACACAGGCATAATTATTCTACAACTAGAATGTATGTCGTGATCCATATGTAAGGTCCCTACAGAATAATCACTTACAAAAAATGCCGCATATCTTATTGTAAGATTTAATGGTGCAAGCATAACAAGCAATTCTGGTATTTCTTTTAAAACATCATCTAAGTCAACAGATTTCCAAGATGAGGTCCGTTGATTAACTAAAAATAATTCACTGTGTTTATCTATATAATTTTTTAGTTTAATAGCTACTGGCTTAAAATCTAAATCTAAATATTTGTAATATTTCATGCTAATGTAAAATCTTCAATAGGAGGCAACGATTCACATGTTGTAAAATCTTCCCAGCCCCAAGGCATAAGTCTAATACTAATTGCTATAGCTGTGTTATCACTGGTATTACGAAGGGCATGAAAACTGCCAATATCACTAATAAAGGTTTTATCGCACATTGTAGTTTCTATTTCTTTAGCGGCGGTAAATGGTACCATTGGAACCATTTTCCAATTTGCTGATTCACCGTAGTGATATATTTTTGATTCATCGAGCACTTCGTACCAAGACCAGTGTAGTTGGTCGCATGATGTTAACGGTATGATTATAGCCTGATCTAATTTACCAGGTTCTTTAGTGTATTTAGGTTTATCTGAATGTATGTTAATCTGCGTATGTGGCGGAAAATGAACCAACATTATATTATGGTCAGAACATTTATCCAAATCAACTTTTAATAAATTTAAAATTACTTTTTGGATGTCGCGGTTTATTGGAGTTACTGTTGCTTGATTATTTTCGGGAATTGGGATTAATTCAAGTATTTGATCAGCAGATGGAACATTCCAATTGATAAGTTTATAATAACGCATATCGTATTTATTTCTATAAATATCCTACATGAATATAACAGATATACTCTTTGCTAAAGTAAATTTGCCAATTTTTGACAAAAAAGAAGCGGCAACACAGTTACTTACTATACCAAATAGATTTAGTTTCTGGGACAACTATCGACACACTAAAATGATTCCGTTAATGAGTAAGGGCGGAATGATTGCTTCAAATAGCTTACCTGGAGAATTCAATTGGAACAGCTACACCCCTAAACTTATTAGCGACTGGTTTGATACTGTAGTATTTCCATGGATGGGCATGAAATCTAGAGTTATGGCACTAATTACTCAACCTGGTGCTGCTAACTATGAACACATAGATTGCGATCCGCATGAGTTAAATACGCAACAACACAAATTTAGAATTATTTTACAAGGGCGAACTGATACATTATATTTTATTACTAACAAAGGTAACATTCCTGTTCCTAGCATCGATGGTCCGTTTATTATGGATGGGGGATGGCCACACGGAATGGTTAATAATACCAATGATATAAAAGTTACCTTGGCTGTTGGCGCACCATGGACCGGCAATAACCACTACGATAACATTGAACTACTAGTAGATCGTACTAACTATCAGATGCCTGCTGACCTATCTGCTTATTGGAAACCATGACATTTTTTCATAAAACTAGTTTCCAATTTTCTAAAGATGCTCAGCAATGGATATCAAATCGATATGAAGATAGATTTAATCAAAAGTTTTATCACGATTTAGATATTTCTCAACGCGAATTTCAAAAAGAATGGCACAGTAGTTTAGCCGGGCAAGAACTAAGTAATTTTTTATCCAAATATAATTGCGATACAGATTATTATGGAATAAATGTATTTGTCAGTAATATGCCTTATGAGATTAAAAGTAATCCGCATATGGATGCAAAGTTTAGTCAAGGCAATGCATATCGTATTAAATCTAGATTTAATGTAATGGTAAAAGGTAATCCAGAAGATCCTATGGTTTGGTGGGGTGATATGGAGTATGACGATGCTAGATTGGTCGATTGGAAATTTCATAGCCTCACCGGACAAGAATACATTAGTAAATCTATACCCGGTCATGATCCTATATCTCGTTGGGAATATTTAAAAGACCCTACTATTAGTGTTCCAAATTTATTAACTCCAAGTGCATTTGTCCGAACCGATTGCGCTCATGCGGTAATACTAAGCCCAGAACCTAGACTAATAGTTACTGTGGCGTTAGACAAAACAATTGAAGAGATCGTAGGTTGATATTTTTAAAGAAGTAGTGTATAATAGTAACTTATACTTTTAAAGGAATTGATATGGCAAAGAAACCACAACAACAATCAGCATCAGAACTAAGCCGTACCCTAGCTGGCCAATGGAGTAAAACTGAAAAACGAGCAGAAGCCTCAAGACAGATGGCCAGTGCAAAACAGCGCACCTATGCCGTTCTTAAAGCATTTCGCCAAGCACAAATTTTAGCAAAATAATTTACCAGGAGGTAGTATGCAATTGATTCAAACAGAAAATGGTCCAAGATTAGCTCGTAATAAAAACGAACCTACTAGTATCGAAGGTCGTACTAGCGAAGCCGCTGTAAGGAAAATGGACTGCGGTCGTTACGATTTAATTCTAATTGCTTGTGCCCGTGTGCGCGAATTACATTCGGGTCATGCTAAGAAAATTAATTCTACTTTTGGCGATATGGTTACAGTAATTAAAGAAATTGAAGGCGGGCATATTGATGCCGTTGAATATTTTACAAAAGCAACTGCTCCACAAAAATATAGATAATTAGTTATATTCCCCGATAGCTCAGTCGGTAGAGCAGCAGACTGTTAATCTGTTGGTCCCAGGTTCAAGTCCTGGTTGGGGAGCCAAGTTTTATAGGAAGCGTGGCCGAGTGGCCGAAGGCATCTGCCTACTAAGCAGACATACGGGCAACTGTATCGTGAGTTCGAATCTCACCGCTTCCGCCAAGCAGTAAATATAAGATGAACAAATTTTATACTCAAACTACTTTACCTACGCCAAATATAGATTATAAATCTGTATGGTTGAATGATCCAACAGATGTTTGTGATACTATTCCGAGATGGCAATTGCACACATTAAAAACAAATTTTTGGCCCACTAAAATCCAAACAAACTTAGCCTCGCAAAACTTATTTCCTGAATTAATTAGAATTTTTAGATGGCACCCAAATGGATTTTTTCCTTGGCATGTTGATGGAACAGTTATTGCTAGAACAAATTTTGCAATTAATTGGGTATTAGATGGCACCGGTATAATACAATGGAATTCTAAATTAAATTTGCCTCCGCCAGAACCAAAACACGCTACTCTAGCTTATGGTTCTATAATTAGTACACCCAACGATGCTTATGAAGAAACTAACCTTGGACACGGATGTTTAGTTAATACTACAATACCGCACAGAGTAGTGAATAATAATGATATACATAGGATTACAGTATCAATGCTATTTGGGACTTATATAACTTACGAACAAGCTGTTGAAAAATTATCAGTACTCGGATATGTAAAATAAGTAAAATAATAAAGGAATAAACATGGCAACCAAAGGTGGAAATCAAAAAACTCGTAAAGCAGATCCAATGCGTACCAAAAACGGTAAAGAACGCTTGGGCCCATTAAACATTACACAATTAGAAAAATTAGCAGCAGGTGCTCGTAAAAAGAATGTTGCTAAAATTCATCGTAGAATTGCAGAATTAAAAAGTCGTCCAGGTTTCGTCGAAGAAGTAGTTATAGTAGAAGTGGTGGAGTCGGTGGTAGAATAAAGTAGTAGGGCCCTTGTAGCTCAGTCGGTAGAGCGCAGCATTTGTAATGCTGATGTCCCGTGTTCGAATCATGGCGGGGGCACCAAATTTTAAGGATTAATAATGAGTAAACTTTCAGATACACTAGCACGAGCACTAGCAAAAAAACAAGGTCGCACTCATGTGGATGGTAGTGATGCCACCACAGTTGAAAAAAAAGTTAAAGTAAAACCTTCTGCTGGTCCTGCTAAAAAACCGCCAACTCGTAGTGCAGGCCGCGGTCGTTAATTATTTGTCAAATAATATTTGTTTGGCTTCATCATAGGAAACTGTTTCAACATCGATATCACGCATGGTTAACACTATACGCTGGTTAGCTGAATTAGTGTTGTCCCATGAATGATAGATATCGGTATTGAATAAAATGCATTCGTTTGCAACCGCAGACATTGTTTTTATAGGAGTTGGTTTTATGTTATGATTAACTACTATGCGACTATAATCATCATTTTCTTTTTTAAAATCTTTTAAAGATTCATCACTATACCAATTAGTAATACATTTATCGTCTGGTATTTTTATAGTAATATTGATGCTATAGCGGGTTGATTTTCCATCTTTATGAATGGAAGATTTGCCACCGGGCGGTGTAATAAACAATCCTACTCGATTATTATTAATTTTAATTGGCAATGGCAACTGGTCAAGTATTTGATTTGCAGTAGCCAAATCAAAGTTATAGTGTACATATCCTGTTCTTTTATTCCCTGCATTTAGATAGGTGGGCTGAGTTGCTATAAAATTAATGAGTTCTTCAATTCCTTCCCATTTAAATCTTATATAGAACGGACTACAGTCCTCAATTATAGTGTACATGCCCGTATTTAGTAGGTAGTTTTTCAGGTTGACTAATAAATTGCATTGTAATATAATAGTATTATGATTAAAAAATTGACCCTTGCAGAAGCATGCGACTCTATAGAGAATTTTGCTTTGGCCAACGGACTTGATAGTTTGTCAGCAGTTGAATCTATGGTCAAACACTATAAACTACTATCTGCTCGCGAACAACGGGCTCTAACGGTGTTTATGGATGAAACTGCAAAGGTTGACGATAAAATCATTAAAATGTACAATGTAGTTTAGTAGTTAACATTAATCAAAACTTTAAGGAACATAGCCCATGTCAGAAACAAGACAAGTCACTTCGGTACAAGCTCGTAAGAGTTTACTGAAAGCATTTAAACATCAACGCCCACTATTCCTCTGGGGCCCTCCTGGTATTGGTAAGTCAGAATTGGTAGCAGATATCACTGCCGAACTTGGTGGTTATATGATTGACCTTCGTTTGGGTCAAATGGAGCCCACAGACATTCGTGGTATTCCTTTTTACAATAAAGAAATTGGCAAGATGGATTGGGCCGAACCTATTGATTTGCCTACCGAAGAATTAGCTGGCCAGTATCCTATTATAGTTTTATTTATGGACGAACTTAATAGTGCGGCTCCGTCAGTTCAAGCCGCATCATATCAATTAATCTTGAATCGAGCTATTGGCAAATATAAATTGCCAAAAAATGTAGTAATGGTTGCTGCCGGTAATCGCGAGTCAGACAAAGGCGTTACATATCGTATGCCTACTCCATTAGCGAATCGTTTCATTCACCAAGAAATGAAAACTGACTTTGCGTCATGGCAGGACTGGGCTGTAACTCATAATATCCATAAAGATATCATTGGTTACCTTGGCTCTAATAAACAAGACTTGTACGACTTTGACCCTAAGTCTAGCTCGCGAGCATTTGCTACACCACGCTCATGGTCATTTGTAAGCGAAATATTGTCAGACGATGACGGCGATGACGACACTATCACTAATTTGATTTCGGGTACTATTGGTGAAGGACTTGCTATTAAGTTTGGCGCTCACCGCAAGGTTTCGGGTAAAATGCCTAAGCCAGAAGATATTTTGTCTGGTAAAGTAACTGATTTACAGGTTAAAGAAGTATCAGCAATGTACTCGTTGGTTATTAGTATGTGCTACGAACTTAAAGATGCGGTTGAAAAGAAAACATCAGACAAAGAGTTCCACACAATGGCTGATTATTTCTTTGCTTACATGATGAAGAACTTTGAAACTGAGTTAGTGGTCATGGGTGCTCGTATTGCTCTTACAGTGTATAACTTGCCATTCCAGCCAACCAAGTTGAAAAACTTTGATGAGTTCCATAAGAAATACGGAAAGTATATTTTATCAGCATCAGCTTAATAGGCTTACGGAGGACGGTGTAGTTGTTTACACAGGGCTGTGTTCGCACCGCCCTCCACCCTTTTATATAATATGACTATACCTAATACCATTGCCGATTCTATATACGGTCCTATGATTGTTAATCAAAACGATCAATATATAGGACAATCTGTCATCCAGTTTGGTGCGTGGGCCAAAGACGATATTGAGTTGATTGCTAGCTTTTGCGAGCTAATACTCGAAATCAAACCCAAGATGGTCCTGTATGATGTTGGAGCCAATATTGGAACCCATGCCGTGGCCCTAGCCAAGCAGTTTGGAGATCGTATTAGCGTTCGAGCATTTGAAGCGCAACGACAAGTGTATTATATGCTGTGTGGCAATGTTGCTATTAATGGGCTTGATAATGTCAACTGCGAGTATGTTGCAGTAAGCGATGTACTTAATAATATTGTGCCTATTCAATTGCCTGATTATAATTCATTTAATAACTTTGGTGGTGTTGAATTAATGCCGGCTGAACATAGTGATAACCAAAATATGGTCAAACCTAACTTGGAATATGTTAAAACTGTAACTATAGATAGTTATAATGAGGTAGTAGACTTTATCAAGTTGGATATCGAAGGAATGGAGTATTATGCCTTAATTGGTGCTATGCAAACAATCAGTAACCATAGACCTATTTGTTTTGTAGAAATGTTTAAAACAAATACAAAATTAATTAAAGAAATATTTTGCAACCTAAATTATATTGCGTATGAGTACAATTCTGAAAATTGGATCTTTTGTCCTACGGAAAGTGACTATGAACTAGATGGCGTCCCAACGATTGCATTAGATGAACTATAGTATACACCAAACTAGAGATAATAGATATTTTAAACACGGTATCCAGATACAGGGTATGCTGAATTTTCATCATGCAAGAAATTGGTTTAGTAGTACATACGGATATGCTAGTACCATAGCAAACGATTTAGTCGACAATGAGTATTGGTCATTTCATATGGTTTACCAAACTTATGTAATCTATGTTCGAGGCGACGAAGAACTAAGTTGGTTTAAACTAAAATACGGCGAAAAACAATATGAAAGCAGTTAAGCGTTTTCAACTAGCAAGTAGTCCAGGAAGTGGCAGTTACCTATTAATGATTGAGGATTATACATGGTGGGCCGATAATGAGCGCGAAATCCTTAATTGGATGGCTGATAATTTGCCCAGAGGTATCGAGCATCAACAAGGCATGGCATTATCATTTGATAACGATACCCAGCGTATAGGATTTTTGTTGAGGTGGTCGTGAACGAAATACACAATCGTTATGCAACTAGTGTGCAAGCACCTAATATTCGACCAGGGTATGGTGGATGGAAGCCGTGTATAGAGTGGTGTGAAGAACAGATTGTAGACGGCTGGTGGTATATTGGCGAGGGTGTATTTGAGTTTGTAGATGAGACTGATCGTACTATGTTTATGTTAAGGTGGGCATGATCAGAGTTAATGTTCTAGATGATAGATTTAATCGTGCATTCTGGAATGCCAAGCGTACCTTACCTGTTGAACATTTGGAAACACCAAGGCAATACGGACAGCGTTGTCGTGAAGTATTTAAGTATAGAGTTGATACTAGCAGTCCGCGAGGAGCTCTTGATACGGTATATTATATTTTTGACCGCGATGAAGATTATACTTGGTTTATGTTAAAATGGGGTTAAAGATGGTTGTTAAAACAGCTCACGAGGCATTCTTATACAACGATCAAATTACGGATCAAGGCCTGTGTCGCGATCTTGATTATACCTGGAGATTCACTCCGGCAGTAAATACATGGTTAGGCGATGATGTAATAACTCCGGCTACAGTGGAGTTTAATTTTAAGGACAAGCAGTGGGCAACATATTTTCAGTTAAAATGGGCTAAATGAACTTAGAAGAATACAACCACCAACACAAGTATTGGAAAGAAGACAACGATCGAGTTTGGGCGGAGATTAACTTTAATACCTTAACCGATGAACTATGTAGATCAGGATGGACCAAAGTAATATTAACACCAATGACAACCGAACGGTCTGCTGAGATTGATCTCTGGGTTGACCACAAGTGCATTGGTGAGTATAAAACTATGGGCTTGGTGTGGTTGTTTGAAAATGAAAAAGATGCTATAATGTTTACTTTGGTATGGACATGAATTATTACTACGAGATAGATCCTAAGTATGATGTAACTGTATTTGGCGATGCATGGCGCTATTGGTGCATGTATAACTGTAGCCCTGCGGACAATGGTAAGATGTGTTTTAAAACACATGACGAGTTTGTTGCCCGCAGTAGTCGTGTGTGGTTAGAAAATACCAATGGAGTGTATCAAGTCAAACCCGATTGGTATGGTATGCGTGGGCAAGTAGACCCGCATGAGTTTACTATAGTCAAACTAAAATCAAAGACAATTAAGTGGTGGGGTGGTGAGTAAGGACGAATACTATGCTAATACTGCGGCTCGGCTAGATACTATCATAGGCGGCGATACCCAACATTTCCTACGATTACAAAGAGTTAAAAATGAATATGATGCACTTGCTGATGCTGTTCCTGTTGGGCAAGGATTTTTAACCTTTGACGATTATGTACGCGAATACTATGGAATTAAACTACAATTTGACGGCGATAATGTTACCTTATCATACGATGTTATAAATGAAAAGAAATATATAATGTTTGTTTTAAAATTTAATAGATAATGCATGTAAACAACTGGACCCTTCCTAGACCGCCAGAAGAAACACTGGACCAATGTCATTTGGTGGTAGTCAACGATCCTGCATTTCGTATGTGGGCTATGAAAAAATATTGCAGAGAAACTAATTTAAGTTTGGTGTGGTCTGAGTTGGTCGACACTACAGATGTTAGTGCCTATTTTGACGAAGCCGCGGCATTTTACTTTATTGATCCTGCGGATGCTACCTTGTTTAGGTTAAAGTTTAAATGACAAGATTCAATCCTAAATATAGCCAACCAATGCTGGATAATCTAGTTAGCACCCGCGGCTGGGGTAAAGTTAAGTATCGTCCTGCTAGATTTGAATATGCTGGAGAAAATCGTAGCCCAGAAGTAGAGTGGACTGAAAAACATTGTAAACAAGATGTACAATATCGAGATGGATATTTTTATTTTAGCAATCCTGCTGAAGCTACAGCATTTTCATTGGTGTGGACTAAATGAGTCTTAAACCTGGACATTGGAACAGTAATTACCCGTCGGGCAAGTGGGAACACGATATCCCCAAGGCATTTGCTGACTTGGAAGAAATCCTAGCATGGTGCCAACGAGAATTTCCAGATTATAAAACTTGTATGCGTTACGAAACTTATTATGATAGATTAAAATTTATATTTTATCGTAATCAAGACTATGTAGCATTCTTGTTGAGGTGGGCATGATTGATTGGAGTTATCTTGTTGCTAAATTGTTTACTACTATTGCGAGTTGGTTAGATGCCGGCAACTTACGCAATCGTGTTTACAAAATGGCCGAGGAAGCAGAAATCATGATGACGGCTTTAGAAGATATTGAGCGCATGGATAAAGGTGGTAAAATTAGTAAATATGCTAGAAGTGCTATTAATACTGTCAAAGGATTACCGCTTGAAGATTAAAATTAAACATAATTTAATTATATTCGAAGAACCGTATGAATGGGAACCTGTGCGCGATCAAATTAAAAAGGATTATGGTATAAACATTTTTACAATTTCCTGGCGGTTAAAGAGAGAACTTGGATTTACAGTTAGACACCATCGAGGATTAAGACCAGCCGATGGTGAGGAAAATAAGGTATTAAGTGGCAGGTATTTTTATTCGCCCGAAGTGCATTTAGATTTTTATAACGAAGCAACACTAAGTTGGTTTTGCTTAAAGTACATAAACAACACCGAAATATAAAGGTTTTAGCAGGTTGACCGTTAATTCTGTTTATAGTATAATAGTAGTATAGTTAATAATAAGGATAGTAATGAGCACAGCTGCTACAACTACAGTAAGTAAAAAAGACAAGTACAAAGACTTGCTAGGGCCCACAGACCCCAAATTGGATCGTGACATCCGTGAAAAACTGATCACTGCTCGTGTGGGTTTGTTGCTCCGTGCCAGCTTCTTTGGTAACTTGGCTACCCGTCTTAAGTTAGTGAACGCCGACGAATGGTGTCCTACTGCCGCTACAGACGGGCGTAACTTTTATTACAACTCTCGTTTTGTGGATAGTCTTAAACCAAAAGAAGTTGAATTCTTGTTTGGGCACGAAGTGTTACATTGCGTATATGACCATATGGGGCGCCGTGGTGATAGAGATCCGCAACTTTGGAACATTGCCGACGATTATTGCGTAAATGCTGATTTGAAAAAACATCGGGTAGGTGAGTTTATTACTACCGTACCTTGTTTATACGATGCAAAATACGATGGCATGTGTGCTGAGGAAGTCTATGACATTTTATATGAAAATGCTGAAAAAATTGATATCAGCAGTTTGATTGACAAAATGCTCGACGAGCATTTAGAAGGTGACGATCAAGATGGCGACGCCGGTGGTGAAGGGGACCAGCCTGGAAAAGGGCGACCTAAATTATCCAAAGCCGAAAAAGACGCTATCCGTGATGAAATTAAAGAAGCAGTATTAGCGGCTGCCGCGGCATCAGATGGTGCTGGCAATTTACCTGCAGGTGTCAAGCGTCTTATTCAAGACATGACTGCACCTAAGATGGACTGGCGTGAATTGTTGCGTATGCAGTTAGAATCTACTATTAAATCAGATTTTACTTGGATGCGTAACAGCCGTCGAGGTTGGCATATGGATGCAGTTATGCCTGGCATGAAATTGGATCCAATGATCGATGTGGCTGTTAGTATTGATGCTTCTGGATCAATGGGTGATCAAATGCTCAAAGACTTCTTGTCAGAAGTAGCTGGTATCATGGAACAGTTTCCTAACTATCGTATTCATGTGCTATCGTTTGATACTCAGGTTTATAATCCACAACAGTTCGACTCGGAGAACTTAGACGATATCACCGGTTACGAAATTAAAGGTGGCGGTGGCACAGACTTTGATTGTGTGTTCCAATACTTTAAAGAAAATGAAATTGAACCCAAGCGCCATATCATGTTCACAGACGGTTATCCATATGGTTCGTGGGGAGATGAACAATATTGCGATACTGTGTTTATTATCCACGGTAGTAAGACTATTGTTCCACCGTTTGGACAGTATGCTTACTACGAGGAAGAAAGTACGCACTAATGAATGATCGAGTCAAAAAACTTATGCTAGAAGCAGGATTTGCAGCTCCAGAACTTGCTGGTCGTGCTAATCTATTGGTAGAGTTGATTGCAAGAGATATTTGTAAGATTGTTAAAGGGCAGAAAATTGTCGAGCCACTAGGTGGTTATCAAGATTGGGAAAACGGATACAATGCTAGTGTTAAGCATGCCGTGGAACAGATTAAAAGACACTATCAGAAAGAAAAATAATGATTGATGGGTTTAATCATGTTGGTGACAACCACAAATGTAATGTATGTGCCTGCGAGTTTACCGAAGACGAAGGTGGCGTACTAGGTTACTTTGGTATATTACCTGTAGCATTTTGTCCTAACTGTTATAGTAGTATGGTAGATATGGTCAGTCAAGATTTGGATATTAATGGAGAAGAAGATGAATAAATTTAAACAGTGGTATATGCGTAACGCAAAAGAAATTACTTGGTTCTTAATTGGATTTTTAGTGTACGCTGGATTGCAAGATTTATCCGTGGGTAACTATGTTGGTGCTATAATTTCGTTTGGTCTAGCGTATATTAACTACTCTTTTAACAAATAACCAGTATCAGTTTTACCGAAATACCCCTAAATTGGGGGTATTTTATTTTATGCTTGAGTTAAATTATATTAAATATCTACATGGAAAATCAAACAACTCAAATCACTGTAGCGGATCTTGATGCTCTTCGTAGTATCGTTGATCTTGCAGCAACTCGCGGTGCATTCCGCGGTGCTGAATTGGCACAAGTTGGTGCTGTCTTTGACAAGCTCACAACTTTTCTAAACGCAGTAGTAGCGCAAGCTCAAGCTACTGCCGATGGAGAAACTGAAGTATCTGAATCAGCTAGCGTCGATAGTACACCCGACGACACAACCCAAGGAGGTTAATATGGCACAGATTAAACACGTAGGTAAAAATGGTGACCGCAAGGTCTTGGTATTATATCGAGAGGTTCCGGGTGATACCCATATGTGCCTTGTGATTTATCCTGAGATTCTTAATGCCGCTTGGCAAGATGCTATCCAAAAGGTAGTCGAAAGTCCTATTGGACAAGCCGCAAATCAATTAGCTGATGCATTGCACCGTTCATTGTTTCCAGATGGCCGCCCAATCTTAGAAACATTACACAACGAGCGTATGATTAAAAAGATTCGTACCTCTGATGTTATTATGACTCCTGGTAACAATGCTACTATTCGTTTAGATGAACTTAATAAGTTAGTCAACGAAATGGAAAAAGGCGAAGAAGCCCGCAAAAAAATGCAACAGAATGATGCTAGCCGTGGTATGGTTGATCCTTCAGTTAAGAGAGCCGCTGAGGCAGAATACAAAGCTGAACAACTTGCTAAACAAACTGCTGCCGAAGGTCGTTATACTGAAGCAACACCTTTGCAAGCTGGCACAGATGGTGTATTAAGTGATCGCCAAATTGCCGCTAACATGTTAGCTCAAGCTAAACAAATGGAGCGTGAAGCTACTGAAATGATTGCCGAAGCTAGCCGTATGAAGAAAGATGCAGAGCGTATGACTCCTGGCGTGAACATGGGCGAAGCTACATGGACTCCTCCTGTAGCAGAAGCGCCAAAGCGTAAAGGTCGTCCACCTAAAGCGGAAGCTGCGGTGAGTGATGCAGCCAATTGATGACTTGTTAGATCAGTGGGAACTCATTATTTCAGAAGTTAATAAAACTGATGTCCCACTGGAGTGTATTAAAAAGATCGTAATTAAGTTAACAGAAGGCAAGCAACGTACTATTAACTTACATACATTACTCAAACAAGGACTAGCACTAGAAGAGATTGAAGCATTAGTTACTCGTACCTTTTCTGAGTTAGACAGTCAAATTCGCGATGTTGATTTTGTAGTTGATATTAAAAGTGTTGCAGCTTTAGTTCAACCCGAAACAGATAAGTTGTTAGGAAAACTTTGAAGGTAACATTAGTATCAAGTAGTGAGCCAAGTAAGGAACTAGTTGCACAAGGTATTGTAAATGCCCAAGAACTAGTTGCTTACTGTGCTCGTGTTAGCAATCCTGCTAACCAAACAAACACAGAAACAAGTGAAAAACTAATTCGATATCTAATCAAGCACCGCCACTGGAGTCCTCTTGAAATGGTAAGTGCCTGTTTAGAAATTGAAACGACCCGCGACATTGCTCGCCAGATACTACGACACCGTAGTTTTTCATTCCAAGAGTTTAGTCAGCGTTACGCCGTAGCAGATTTAGGTATAGAACTTAAAGAAGCTAGACTACAAGATACTAAGAATCGCCAAAACAGTTTAGAAAATACTGATAATGATTTGGCCATGCGTTGGGCCCTCAAACAACAACGAGCCGCCGATGTAGCCCAGGACTCATATGATTGGGCAATCAAACATGGCATAGCCAAAGAACAAGCTCGTGCCGTATTGCCCGAAGGTCTTACAGTAAGTCGATTGTATATGCAAGGAACGCTGCGTAGCTGGTTACATTATATTGAATTGCGTAGTGGGCCGGAAACCCAAAAGGAACATAGAGAAGTAGCCCTAGCCTGTGCTCAGGCTCTTGAAACTATATTTCCAATGGTTACCGAATTTCTTGTAAAGTAACAGTAATTCTGTTATAATGGGGTATGGCTATTACTACTCCGCATCGTTCCGAAGAAGCTACCAAGCTATTTAAAGAACCAGAATTTAAACTTGTCAATAACGAAGTTGTAAAGTTTTCAGATGTGAAAGTGCATGAGTTTACAATGGGCGATGTTGAGGATCCTGACTTGTACGCAGCCGAGCCATTGTATAATTGGCAACAGTCAGAAGCTGGAAAATGGATTATGGAGAATGCCGAGGAAGCTCCGTTCTGGCATCGTGTAGCCGATCCGTACTCATATGGATACAAATATATTATTATTGCTCGACTTAAAGAGCAAGATCAAACTTATTGGGCATTAAAATGGCAAAAATCTTAGTAACAGGTGGATTAGGGTTTGTAGGGCATAATGTAGTTCGTATGCTTGAAAGTTTCCGTCACGAAGTTGTTATCATAGACAATAAAACCAGCTATGGTGTTATTCCTCAGGCAGAATTAGATTATGTAATGCTTGAACGCTTGTGCAGAATTAAAACTCGTGACATAACACTTGCTAGCATCGAAGAACCATTTGACGACAGTATTTTTGAAGGTGTAGATATTGTTATACACCTAGCAAGTTTTCCTAGACAAAAAGTAGTTAATCGTAATCCTACTTTAGGCAGTCGTGTTATGAGTGAAGGACTACTTAATTTATTAAATCTTAGTGTAAAACATAAAATTAAAAAATTTGTGTATGTTAGTTCTAGTATGGTCTACGGTAACTTTGGTAAACACGAATTCTTTGATGGTATGGACGAAGCAGCTGATTGCCGTCCTATTGGTGCGTATGGTATAATGAAATTAGCCGGGGAGTGGTTGGTGCAGGATTATAGCCGCCAATATAATTTAGATTATACTATTATTCGTCCTAGTGCCATATACGGACCTTACGATGTTGAAGATCGTGTTGTTAGTAAGTTTTTGACTACAGCCATGCGCGGTGGAGAATTAATAGTCAACGGTGCAGCCGATAGTTTAGATTTTACTTATATCGACGATGCAGCTATGGGTATTGCTGTAGCGGCTATTAGCGAAGATAGTGTTAACGGAACCTACAACATTACTCGCGGACAGTCGCGCACTTTGTTAGAAGCAGCTAACTTAGCTATTAAAATTGCTGGCAAAGGCACAATTAAAGTTAATCCGCGAGATAATAACTTTCCACTTCGCGGACAATTAAACATTTTAAGAGCCAAAAATGATTTTGGCTTCTCGCCATCTGTTAATATTGAAGAAGGGTTTCAAGAATACTATAACTGGATTAATTCACAAAATGCTTAACATATATCAAGTACCCAAAGAAGAAGTAGAAAAAATTATCTGGAATGGCGATTTCTTAGCCTACGATCAACAACTGTCCCAACTAGGTGGTAATCACGAAGAATTCTTAGTGTATAATCCATCAATGCCAAAAATTAAAATTGAATCGTTGCCACCTACTCCGGGAATTAAATGTGTAGTATGGAAATACAATGGTGATTGGGTAGCCAAATATTTTAATAAATCTTGGAGGCCCGATATGGGGTACTGGCCAGTACCGGTTAATTTGCCTATGCCAACTAACTTAAATATTATTTGGGAAAGAAATCCAGATATTTCTAATAATATTTCTTACTTAAATGATCCATCTAAATTAACAATTGACGACCCACGAGATTTAAATTATCAAATGATATGGCACATGGATCCAAAATTTAATACTACAGATGAAAAAATATGGGTTATGAGATGTCGACTGGCAGACAGCGAGTCGTTGGGTATTAAAGATATGGGGTATCTGACTCCAGATATAATAATACGAACTATACACAATCGAGACATTCCTAAAATTGAATACGACCTCGATTATACTTTACCCTGGCATAATTTCAAGTACGAATGTGTATGGTATTTAGACAATCAATTTAATCCTACCGCAGACAAAGTGTGGGCTGTTAAATTAAAAGTTCGCGGCGGCGGCCCTAAACCTGTAAAAGATATGGGATATGTTAAACCTAAAATAATTTATAATCCAACACTACCGAATTTAGAATACAGTATTACAGATCGAATACCATATTATGAATTAAAATACGAACATGTGTGGTTGTTAGATAAACAGTTACATAGCACTAGTGAAGACATTTGGGCGGCAAAAATAGTTCCAGAAAAATCCAAAGGTACTAAGGTTGTAGGAAATGTTAAAGTTAATTTACCAGAAAAACTTGATGTTGTATTCATTAGTTATAATGAACCCGACGCCGAAAAGAACTGGCAACGTGTTTTAGAAAAATCCCCCAAGGCATTTCGTGTAAATGGAATTGAGGGTATTGTTAATGCTCATAAATGTGCAGCCGAACTGGCCACTACTGATATGTTTTATGTAGTAGATGGCGATGCATATCTAACTGACGAGTGGACTTTTGATTATCAACCAAAAATATTTGATAGAGATTGTGTACATGTTTGGCATAGTCGTAACCCTGTAAATAATTTAGAATATGGATATGGCGGAGTAAAACTTTTACCTAGAGAATTAACTTTAAACATGAATATAAGTAATCCTGATATGACTACTAGTATTAGTAGTAAATTTAAAGTTATGCCAAAAATTAGTAATACAACTGGGTTTAATACAAACGAATTTAATGCCTGGCGAAGTGCGTTTAGAGAGTGTGCTAAACTATCGGGTAAGATTTTAAAACGACAACTAACTAGAGAATCTAACAAACGATTAGATATATGGTGTTCGGTGGGGCAAGATAAACCATATGGTGAATGGGCTATTAAAGGGGCGATTGCGGGACGCAAATTTGGTGAAGAGTGTGCCGAGGATCATGTTACATTAGCACTGATTAACGATTTTAATTGGCTAAAATCAATATTTACAGAAGCAACAGCACTAAATAATAGCACATTAGGAGAGAATTAAAATGGCCATTACATTTACACAAACTATAATCAAGCCCGAAGGAACTAAATTTTTTGCTCAAGTAAGCAATGAAAATAAAGCAAAAGCTGCTGTCTATTGGGCATGGACCGAATCGTTCCCTGGATTTATTAGTCAAAACTTAGTATCTGTAGATACTAACACAAGAGTACATACCATAGTATTTGATACTATAGAAAATTATGCCGCATATACCACAGCAAAATTAACGCATCCAGAAGGTGCAGAACGCAAACAGTATAATGATGCAAACGGTATTACCTTTTCTAATCAAGAGACTATTTCCTAATAAACTTAGATGAATGTAATTGAAAATTTCCCTCAAAATTATTGGGAGGCCGGGTATTACATTGTTAATAATAAGAAATATGTAAGTAAAATTCAAGCTGTACTAGAAGCACAAAAAACGCTAGCTGATATTAGTTGGAATTTTCATAAAGATAGTTTTGATAACATTGATTGGACTAATGAACCAAATTTATCTTTAGATGAGCTTTATCGATTAAGGGCTCAGCAAATTCGTGATGCATACGATTATATAATTATAATGTGTAGTGGTGGTGCAGATAGCACCAATGTAGTTAAAAGTTTTTTAAATAATGGTATTCATGTAGATGAAGTAATCGGCAGTGCTCCGATGGAAGGATTAAAAAATTGGAACTGGAACGACAAGAATACTTCGGCAACTAATACAATGAGTGAAACAAAATATGCTTTGTTTCCACTGCTACACGAAATTTCTGTGAATTATCCTAATACAAAAGTTACTATTAATGATTTTTTTGAAGATATTATTAATAGTAAAACTGACGAGTGGTTATATAAATGTCCAGACTGGATTACTCCGATCGTAACCGGTAAAGGTGATCTAAATAAATTTAAATACCTTAAAGATTTAGCCGAGCAAGGAAAACGCATAGGAATAGTCTGGGGGTGTGATAAACCAGTTTTACGCTATGACGAGCAAGGCAATATTCATACTCTTATTACTGACTTAGGAGTTAACAATGTTGTGCTACCATTTGATACTGTATATCCAAATGTTAATCGAATATTGTTTTATTGGGGGCCAGAACTTCCAGAAGTATTAGTAAAACAAAGTCATGTTACTGCTAGATTTATTCATAAAAAAGAAAATAGATGGTTAGTTGATGCTGTGCGTAAATTAGGAAATACAAAATTTTGGGTAGGAAAAGATCCAACCAATGATTCTATTGTTAATTTAAAAGGCGATTATCAGCGCGGTATAGTGCCAGCAATTTACCCAACTACAGTGACTCCAGTATTTCAATGTCAAAAATCTACTATAGCATTTTTACCTCCACAAAGTACTTGGTTTGAACAGTTACACCACGGAACTCGTACATCTCAATTACTTGAAAGTGATTTTAAATTATTTTATAAAAATATAAATCCTATGTATCTGTCAACTCAAAAAACAGGATTTAAACTTTTTGCACAACGATATAAAATAGGTCATTACACAAAATTTATAGAACCACAACTATGAAAGATTACCTAGGCGTATACACAGTAAATGGCAAACCGTTTGTAGATAAAATTGAAGCTATTTTAGAAGCTAATCAAACCGGTGCTGACATATCTTGGGATTTCCATCAAGAGAGATTTAGAAAAATTAATTGGTGGAAAGAACCCGAACTATCTCTAGGCGAACTTTACAAAATAAGAGCACAACAAATCAGAGATGAGTATGATTATGTTGTGGTCATGTTTAGTGGTGGTGCCGATAGTACCAATGTATTACATAGT